ATTGGAGATCCAGAGGTGTTGATCATTGGGTGTCATAACAGCGGAGACTCAACCCTACATGAAAATGTAACTGCTCCTGCCGATTGGTACGGGAACATGTATACCTTTGACGGGACAACATGGGCAGAAAATCCAGACTTTGTTGATCCAAGACTAGAAGATGGGGAATAGTGAAACTTGCACCGGAGCCTTTAATAAATATGGAAACACATGCGCAACTTGAGAAGCACGAAGCTGAATGTGCTGTGCGGTACGAGTATGTTCAAGACAAACTAACGACTTTAGATAAAAGGCTTTGGCGATTGGAGGCAATGATTATGATTAATGTTGTCGCCGTGTTAGGAACTCTCGTTGCTATTATGATCCCGACGCAATGATTTTTGAGACCATTGCGGCAATCAAAATTGCTAATGAAGCAGTGGCGGCGATCAAGCAGTTTGCAGGGCATGTGTCATCCGTGGGTGAACTAGGAACACACTTAACCAAACTCGCAGATGCTAAAGAAGTCATAGAAGCTAAAAGTAAAAAAGGCGATATGGAGTGCTTCTTTGAATTAGAAAAGATTAATCAAAGAGAAGCTGAAATTAAACAGCTATTCATATATCAAGGTAGACCCGGACTATGGGAAGACTACTGTAAATTTATCAACAACAGGAAACAGATCAAAGAAAATGAGCGCAAAAGAATTCAAGCACAGAAAGCCCGTAGAGCCAGAGTTCTTAAAGAATGGTGTATTGGTATTGCTATTACCTTGGCCACCCTTTCTGCTATTGGCATATGCGGTTATTTCTTATATTGGATCTTAGGAACTAAGAGGTAAATAACATGTGGGTTGTTTTTGGAATGTGGTACATCTTTGCACAACCGGGGATAATGCACATTCAGTATTTACAAGAGTTTGATACGCCACAGGATTGTTTCGCACAAGCGATGGAAGTAATGACAGACAATTCCGAGGATACGCATATGGCGTGTGTTCCACGCTTCATGCCTAAAGCCGAAGGTAGCGCATGACAGATTTAGAAAAGTATGACACCAACGGTAACGGTAAGCTAGATCCTCACGAACTAGACTTGATTGAGTTAGAAGATCGTAGAAGAAAGATGCTAGATGACGATGCCCAACGAGACTCCATACGAAAGATGGCGTGGTTCGCATTGTGGGGCTTGCTGTGCTACCCAGCAGGTATCTTCCTAGCTGACCTACTCTCTATGGGAAATGCTGCTCAGTTGATCGCTGACATTGCCGGGACCTATTTCATTGCTGTATCAGCATTAGTCGCAAGTTTCTTCGGTGCATCTGCGTATCAAGCAAAAGCACCAGCACCTCCCAGTAAGGATAGGAAGTAATGTTACAAGCATTGATAGGTCCGGTCACAGGACTGTTAGATAAGTTTATTGAAGACAAGGATCAGAAGAATGCTCTGGCTCACGAAATTAGCACAATGGCTGAAAAGCAAGCTCACGAATCTGCAATGGCGCAGATACTTACCAACAGGGAAGAAGCAAAATCAGCGCATGTCTTTGTCAGTGCGTGGAGGCCATTCATTGGCTGGACATGTGGATTTGCACTTGCGTATCATTTTATTTTGGCTCCACTCATTCTATTCGGAGTGGCTATCACAGGCCAAGAAATTCCTCCGCTACCTGTCTTCGACATGGAATCGTTGATGACTGTGCTATTGGGAATGCTTGGTCTAGGTTCACTTAGAACATTTGAAAAGTCGAAAGGCTTAACTAAATAAGGTAATTACTAATGTTTGTAGGACGCAAGGCAATTTGGTCTACGGATATTACAGAAGGAAAAAAGAAAATGGCGTTCTCTACAATTATTAAAATGGTATTAGAACATGAGGGTGGCTATGTTAATCATTCGTCTGATCCCGGTGGAGAAACTAAATATGGTATTTCAAAACGTGCTTACCCAGATATTGATATTGCAGAGCTTACTGAAGAAGATGCAGAAAAGATTTACTACGATGATTACTTTTCTAGAATCAAAGGTGATGACCTACCTGCTAGCGTTGCCTGTGTTGTCCTTGATTACGCTGTTAATTCTGGCGTAAGCAGGGCTTCTAAAGCCTTACAAAAAGCATGTGGCATTAACAATGGGGATGGGGTTATTGGCCCTCACACATTAAATGCTGTATGGGTCGTAACTAAAACAAAGAGTGAGGAGTTCATCGCATATGAAGTCACTCGCACGAGACAAGAATTTATTCGTGGGTTGTCTATCTATGAAACATTCGGTAAAGGATGGGAACGTAGAATAAATGAGACACATGCTAAGGCAATGGAGCTAATCTAAGATGTTTACACAAGATCAGATGGGGCGTATAGCACAAAAGCTAGGCTTTAATGGACCCGCAGATAAGTTCGGAGAGTTTTTAGCAAGCAACCCTGCGGCTAACAGAGCGTACACAGGACTTCATAATAAAGTAAATATGAAGTTCAATAGAGGTGGCGTAGTTAGTATGGCTGTAGGTGGCTTTACAGAAGATCAATATAAAGCATTTGGAAACACCCTTGCTGGTCTATCCCCAGCAGATGCCGCCGCAAAAGTAGAACAAGAAAGAGCTTCTTTAGTAGCGCAGGGAAGAGGTGGAGAAATTGACCCTAGCATGGTCGGTAAATTTATTAACCCACTACTTACTACTGCCGGACCCAATAGCCCAAACCCTACAGTCAGTAATCCTACTGTACCATTTAACGCAACCCCCACCGGCAGTTCCATTGTGGGAATAGGCGCTCCCCCCGCAGGAGTTACTGCTCCTGCTCCTGCTCCTGCTCCTGCTCCTGCTGTCGCTGACCCTATGAATATAATGGGTAGTAATGATATTACGGGTGTGCGTTCTGGTACAGACACTCAAATGAATAAATTACTTGTGGGAGATGACGGCCTCAGCGACTTGGGACGGTTTAAACAAAATTTGTTAACGAAAGACCCCTCTGGCAGACTATTTAAGATAAATGAAACTGTAGAAGGCGCTAAGGCTAATAAAATAAGTAATGGCAATATCTATTTAATGCTAGAGAAGGAAGGTTACTCACCCGAAGAAATTATAGAGGCTACTGGTGCAGTAGGCAAAGACGCAGCCGAAATAAATTCAATCGCAAATGTACGTTCTGCGGTTGCACCAAAAACAGCAACAGACGTTACTTTTGCTAACACAAGAAATGGAATAGTAAGAGTTGAACCCGGACAAAAAATTCCACCATATAGTACAGTAACAGATAGTGCGTCGTACCTTGCACAAGAACAAAAGAGGATGGATTCGTCTGCTCCGTCTGCTCCGTCTTCTACAGCGCCGCCAAAAGTCTTTACTCCGGGGGATGTCAGAAATTATGCAGAGGGATTAAAAGGATTAAGCCTTGCAGAAGCAGCTAAAAAAGTAGCCTTTGACAAAGCTATATTTACAGCGCAAGGGTATGACCCCGATTCTTTCCGCATAGAACAGTATATTACCCCTGCACTACAGAGCATGTTAGATGCTGACGTTGCACCTACAGCAAAATCAACTACATTTGTACAAACGGCTGATGGACTTGTAGAAATACCAGCCGGAGAAACCATACCCGAAGGTAAAGTAGTATTTGAAGATGTACTTGGAACTGGCGTTACTCTAGAACGAGTTAAAAAGGAACAAGCGTTCCAAGCCGCACCAGATTACGTGTTTATTAAACTAGCAGATGGCTCTGTCGAAAGAATAAAAAAAGGCGATCCTGTACCTGATGGTGAGCAAGTAGGCGTAAGAGCGTGGGCGGATAGTTTGCAACCTATCGGCACTCCCTCTTCGACGGCGGGTGCTGTTGGGGATGAGACTGCTGCTGCTCTTGGTGCTGAGACTGCTGCTGTACCAAGCCCTGCCGATGGTCCTTTTGCACCCGGATTCTTTTATCGTACTGAAGGTGGCGATCTAGGAAAAGAATACTCAAAAGAAGCAGCAGAAGAACGTGGTACACTTATATCTGAAAAGGATTTAAATTTTTTAGGTGGTTTATCACCAGAGTTAGTAGTATTAAACGGGATCATTTTTGATAAAATAAATTCCGGTACTGATAATGTTACTTTATTTAATGAGCTAACCGAGAAGGGCTATACTAAAGAAGAGATAATAAAAGCAACTGGAGCTAAAGATAGCGACCTTCCCTTCGCTAAAAAAGACGACACTACAAATATAAATCTTAGTACAGATAGTGCAGGTACTCTGGGCACAGATACAAGCGACCTCCTTGTAGATGGTGCTACTGCTACTGCTACTGCCACTACTGTTGATGCCAATGGCAATCCAATTCCTGCTACAACAGGCTTAGGTGAAAGTATTCAAGACTATGCTTTTAGACAGACGGCTAATCCTGCACTACCTATAGGGGGTAAAGTAGTAGCGGAAGGAATAGATTTTAATGAGAATACCCAAAAGATTGCAGATACTAAAGGCCAAGTAGCTACGACTGATCCTAGTGTTGATACTGCTGATGAAGCAACTACAACACAAGCGTCCGCGCCTACTGCCCTGACTGCTAATACGTTTGCGGCTAGCAAAGCGGGAGAATTAACTGCTACAACCGCAAAAACTGGAACATTCACTAATCAAATAACTGCTTCTACTATGGAGCCAAAGACAAGTGAAGTTGCAAATCAAAATGCTGAGCAGATTGGTAGTGCAGTTAGAGTGACAGCCCCATCAGCTAGGGCCGTATCAGCACAGGAACTTGTGTCTGCACCTGCTGATGCAGTGACAGCCGCAGAGTTTGCAGATGCAGTACAGGCCGCTACAGCACAGCCTAGCACAGCGGCTACCGTGCAAGGACAATTAGCTAACCTCATGGCTGATTTTGAGGGTGGGGCTACACCTACGTGGGCGGCAGGCGCTATGCGTCATGCAACTGCTATTATGGCACAGCGTGGATTGAGTGCATCGTCTATGGCAGGACAGGCAATTGTACAAGCTGCTATGGAATCTGCACTGCCTATTGCTACAGCGGATGCTCAGGTAATGGCGCAGTTTGAATTTCAGAATTTATCTAACAGACAAGCCCGTGCTATGCTTTCTGCTCAGCAACGTGCCGTGTTTATTGGACAGGAGTTTGATCAGCAGTTCCAAGCACGTGTGCAGAACGCTTCTCGTATATCAGATATAGCGAATTTAAACTTTAATGCTGAACAACAGATAGCATTAGAGAATTCAAAGATGGCGCAGACTGTTGACTTAACTAATATTGGAAACAAACAAGCTGTACAGATGGCTAACATTGCACAGATCGCTCAATTAGAGACAATTAATTTAAGTAATCGGCAACAGGCATCCGTGCAGAACGCTCAGTCTTTCTTACAAATGGATCTGGCTAATCTTTCTAATGAGCAACAAGCAGTGATGTTTGATTCGCAAGCTAAGGTGCAAACATTATTATCTGATCAAGCTGCGGACAATGCAGCTAAACAATTTAATGCAACATCAAAAAATCAAGTAAATCAATTCTTTGCTAACTTATCCTCACAAGTATCTCAGTTTAATGCTACTCAATCTAATGCAATGGAACAGTTTAATATTGAACAAGAAGTTGCAGTTGATAAATTTAACACAGATATAGAGAACCAAAGGGATCAATTTAACGCTCAGAACGAATTAATAATTGCACAATCCAACGCAACGTGGCGAAGAGATATTGCAACAGCAGATACAGTAGCATTAAATGAAGCTAATATGGTAAATGCAAAGTCCATTTTAGATATTAGTGAGCAGTCCTATGCTAACTTATGGCAGACGTTTGAGGATATAATGGAATATTCATGGTCTAGTGCTGAAAAACAATTAGACAGATACAATCAACTTGCATACGCCAAGTTGCAAACAGATAACAGCATTGCGCTTGCGGAGCTAAGAAATGATGCAACGGCATCTTCTGGGTTCGGAAGTCTCATTGGAACTGTAGCTTCTGGTTTCTTGGCAAAACAAAATATTATATCTCTACCGGGTGTTCCTTCTTCACCAACAGGTACATTATAGGACAATATAAAACATGATAAACAGCAAAAATAATGCAGCACTACAATCGTACATGAGTTTTCGAAGTTATAGAGCTATGGAAGACGAATTAAAGAAAACAAATTCTGTTTCCTCTCCTTCTCGCGCTAAGAAAAGTAAGGGTCTTATGTCTTTTACAAATGGTATGAAAGAACAAAAAAAGAAAACAACAGAAAGTGAAACAGAAAAGGGACTAAAAGCAGTCCTTCACTACGTAAAGATGATTGAGGGAATGGGTAATGGAGCCTAAAAAAGAAGTTAAACTGGATGCACCTATCCCCGGAATGTCATTGACTGCGGAACCTAAAACACGCCCGTGGAGAAGGCCATATCGATTTAGCTCAATTGATGAAGTGGCTTCGTACTACATGGATAATATGTTGAATGCAGAATTTGTTGCCGGTCTGACAGAGCAGGTAGAAACGGGATTTACTCTTGCTTTTATCGCAGATACATTGATAACGGCATCGACTATGGACGGAGTGCATTCAATTGACCTTGGGGTGTTAGTATCACCAGTTATTATAGCTACAATGAAGTCTCTCTTAGATGCAGATAAAGTAGAATATAAAATTGGCGATGAACAAGATAAAATTCCAATGTCAGAAAAAAAATTAATGCAACTGCGCGATAAATTGTTAACGGAAGACACAGATGAATTATCTGACTCCCCTCCACTTGAGGAAGAAATAGACAAAGAAGATATGGAATCATCTGAAGAGATACCCATAGAAACAATTACTGGGCTAATGAGCAGGAAATAAAATAATGAGCATTAATTGGAACATAGTCTTAGGAAAAGCTGCGGAAACTATAGCGGGCAAAGAAGATGAGTACCGTAATTACGCCACAGATTATTTTCTTAAAAAATTTGAAATTGTACAAGAAGAAAAAAAAGCATGGTCTGAAAAAAACAAAGCGCAAGAAAAAGCGTTAGACCAGCAAGTTACTATGTTAAAAAGAGAAGGTCTAAGTGATTCTCAAATAGGCGAAGCAATAAAAGCGTACAAAGAAAATTTTTATAGTGTAATAGCTGGGGACATTGAAGCATTTAAAGGCACATCAGCATACAAAGATTTTTCTAGAAATGATCCGACTGGAGAATCGTTTAGAACATATTATAGTAGTATGTTTGACCAAAGATTGCCAAATAAAGAAGGCGAAACAACAAAATTAAAGCCGTTATTAACAGGGCTACTTGATAAGTTTCCTGTATCTACTGCAACACCAGACATTCCCCAATCCGTATTTGGATTTGATTACACAAGTGCAGTTAGAAAAGATATTGAGGAACTGGGTAAAGGAACTGAATCTGAATCAATACCAACGTATGATGGTGGAGATCTTAGTGAAGTGCTACGAAGTACTATAATTGATACTCCCTCAACTTCTGTATTTACTAATTCTGTTTTAGAAAAACAAATTTTTAGCAGACTCCAACAGGAGTTTGCAGACTTAGAGACAGCGCCGAGTGGAGTGGCTTTTGCGCCTGCGAATGAACAGGATTTAGCTAACAGAGATCAACTCAAGAAGGCTATGAAACGGGCATCTCAGCTAAGGACGATGTATGAAGAAAAGCGGAAAAATACAAATAGGTACGGTACTCCTGTTCAAGCTAGCTTAGATGGTAGTGTTGGCATGACAGATCAACAAGTATTTGACTCTTTATTTTCTGATACTAATAATACTGATGGTGCTAGTGCTAATGCTAAGGGTAAGGGTAAAGACCCAAAGAAATCAATAGCTGAGCAAATAATGGCGCTGCCCGAAACCCATCCCATAAGTATAATAAAAGATGCATTACCAGCAAACATAAACGGTGATGCATTGCAAAAAATACTGCAACTAATAAGTAGTAATAACTCCACACGTGCTGCACTTAGCAAATTAAAGTTAAACAAGGATCAACTAAACGCTTTTAATGATGTTTTAAAACGGGTAAACAATCCAGATGATCTGAAAAAAATAGTTAGCGTAGTTGGAACTAGCATAGGTGGAGTAGTCGAACTTGACGTAGATGAAACTGACGTAGATGAAACTGACGTAGGTAAAACTGACGTAGTTGAAACTGTGCCTCCAAGACCCGTAGATATTAAAAAGAAAAAAGGAAGAAACGTCGTTTATGTGGTCACCAAGGCAGGCAAAGAGTGGGACGAATTATATGGGAAGACACACGATATAGATGGCAAGCCCAAAGAACAAGCAGCCAAGCAGCCAAGCGGTAGTGGCCAAATGAGAAGATAAAATAGGTAGCATAATCAAAAGTCCTTAACTAAAGTATCTAAGGTAATTAGTCACAATGTATAATGAAGTAGAAGAGCTTTCTAAAGAGCAACTCCTTAAAGATGATCAATTTTTAGATGATGCATCCGAATTTTTGCGTGAGCGTACTGGTAATCTTTATGTAGACTCAGAAGAAATATTTGAAAATTATTTAAGTCACATGCGTTATCACAGCACTAACGACATTACACCTGTTCGCGATTTAATGTTTGCACAAAAGGCTAAGCCGGAAATGAAAGAGAGTATGTCTCGTTTATTTCAGTCCTTTGACAAATTAGAGCCTAATGCGAATGATGACATATTAAATGTAGCAGGCGATTATCTTGGTTCAATTGCGTCATCTCCTTCTACGTGGTTGGGTTTGATTACTGCTGGGGCAGGTAAGGTTGCAGCTTTGGGGGCACAGCAAGCCGCTAGAACAGGCGTAAGAGGAGTATTGTACCAAGGTATTAAGCAAGGAGTTTCCAAAGCTCCTGTGGCTTCTGGGGCAGTTGCGGGTGCTACAGTAGAAGGTTTAGCTGGGTACTCTCAAGAGAAAGCTAGACAGATGGCCCGCGTTGAAGTTGGGGCGCAAGAAGAAGAGGATAAGACAGCACTAGGAATAAATACGCTATTGTCTAGCGCATTAGGTGGTGCTGGAGGTGCGTTAACTGGTGCGTTAAAGAAAGGCCAAGTAAAAAAAGCGACTGGCCTACTAGAAAAAGCTAACGAAGCAGAAAAAATAGCCACTGAAATAGCTACTAAAAAAGCAGACGAAACAATCTCAAATAATGAAGCTGTAGAAAACACTGTTAAAACTTTACTGCGACCTTTAGACGAAGAAAAAGTAGCTAAAGGTGATCTATTAAAAGAGGGGCTTAGCGAAAGCGAATTATTTATTTTTAATATGGACATCGACACTAAAAAAGCTATTACTGCGGCGGCAATAGATTTAATTGGACCCGGCGATTTAACTAAAGACCCAAAGAAACGCATTACAGAATTCGTAATGGAAAGAATTGAAGACGGTAGCCTGACAACAAAAGGGCTAGATGATATAGCAGATAAATATAACTTATCTAAAGAACAGATGAGCTTTATATTTGTGTCCGACGTATCAGAAGCTGGAAGGACGCTTCAATTAAGTGGCAGGCTTAAAAAATTAGTCAACGACCTACAAGAGCTATCTAAAAAACAAACTTTTGACAGCGACGGTAACCCAATTAATGCGGGTATTGATTTAAGCGAGACGCAAAGTGAGTTTATTTCTGATGTGTCAAAGGGTATGAATATTGTAGGTAGAGAATTTGGCGGTGGCTTAAAGGGTTTTGAACGCTTGCGTAGGGCAGTCCTTACGTCACAGCCAGCAACAACTATTCGTAACTTTGCGGGTGGGGCAGCGCGTATATTAATAGATTTGCCAGAAACACTTTTTGAAAATTGGACTAGGAGTATCTTTAATAGCCTTGGTGCTAAGTACACACCTGATTCATTTCGGCCTGATGCACTTAGTATAATTAAATATTTAGCTCCTATATCGCCCACAAAAGAAAATAGAGTTGTAGCTGATATAATTTCTAACTTGTATGAAACTAAAAATCCAGAAAGTGCTAAAAGATTATTTGGTACTTTTATTGATTCTGCTGACATAGCAAACAAAGGCAAATTTGGTGGCTTTTTAGAGAGCGTTGGATCAGCATTGAATTTTGGTAATAGATTTTCAGATAACTATTTTAAGAAAGCCATATTTGCTGGGGAGTTAAACAGGCTAGTAAAAGGCAAAATGAATAAAGATTTATTTGAGATTATCGCAGATGGCAATTTTAACAAGATAGACACAGGTTTATTTAATCAGGCTGGGACCAAAGCATTTGAATTAATGTACCAAAAAACTCCTATGGGAAATGACTTAGCGTCTAAGGCAGCTAGACTATATTTAGATGCTGATAAAAGAGCAGGGTCAGGAATATTAATGGGTATGTTAATACCTTTTCCTCGTTTTGTAGCCAATCAGATTGAGTTTATATATGATCACGCGCCTATAATTGGACTACTCACAGCAAATAAAACCAATGCCCCAGAAAAAATTGCTAAACAGATTACGGGGATGAGCATGATTTTTGGTGCATATCACATGCGGGCCACTCAGGGAAAGGGACAAATGTGGTATGAGTATCAAAATGAAGATGGTTCTTCTACAGACTTGCGTCCATTTTTAGGACCACTGTCCATGCCTTTATACTTAGCGGACCTTTTGTACAGGAATTATGATTCTAATGCATCTAATGCAGACAACATAAATAAAATTGTAAAGGGATCTAATGCAAAAACAGTATCTGAAATAATGATTGGGTCTGCGATGCGAGTTGGTACGGGCGCTTACTTTGCTGAAACGGCATTGCCCGAATTAGCAGATTGGGCAGCAGGAAGAAGTAAAGATAGTGACTTTGTGTCTAGTCAAAAATTTGAGAAGGCTATGGCTCGATTTGCCGGAGATTATGTAGCTACATTTTCGTATGCAATGCCACTGTCCGTTGCTCGCGATTTGTATAAAATTTCAGATGCTGAAAATCGTGTCATTAACGAAACTAATGGGCAAGTTACATTTGGTGATGTCTTTAAAGTTCGTGCTTCACGCGCTCTTCCACAGCCCCTTAAAGATAAAATATTAGAAAGTTTAGAACGAAGGCCATTAGTTAACAATAGGTATGAAATAACTTCGGATGAGCCTACGGAAACTCGTGATCCAGCATCTACTGCACTGACGGGCTTGGCTCGCAAACGTCCTAGAAATGAGATAGAAAAGGAGCTTACCAGAAGAGGTTTAAATGCCTACGACATATATAAAAACATACCTTTTGGACCAGCAGATGTACTTGTCAGAAGAGAACTGTCTGGCAACGGTCAAACGGAATCATTACACGATTTTCTAAAGACATTAATTCGGGGCGAGAAATATATAAATTCCACTGACATAACGAAAAAAAATGCACTCAAGGACTTTGGCAGAAAGCATGTAGCCAAAGTAAAAAATCAAGTATTTGATGTGCTAATTAACCAAGCCCGTGCAAAAAAGATTGACTACACAGTAGCCGAAATAATGAATATAAAATTTGAATCTGAGCCAAGCGACAAAAGGGAAATGGCATTACAGGAATTCCGTAAACTAAGAAAAAGAAAACCAAACACAAAAGATGAAAGAGATTTAAAATTATTAATAGAAATATCTAGGGATTTCATTAAACAGTTTTCATCAGGTGGTCTAGTTACAAAAAATTCGCCACAGAAGTTAGCGCAAGGCGGCTTAGTAGATACTATAATTAATCCAGAAGATCAGATAGAAGATGACACAACGAGGCAGATGACGGGTCTTGCATTAGACCTAGCACCTGTTACTGGCGAGATACGCTCAGCACAAGCCGCTGTGGAAGACTTTGAGAAGGGTGACTATGGTATGGCAGTACTGGGTGCATTAGGTGCTGTGCCGGGTGTTGGTATGGTTGCACGTGCTGGCAAGAAAGGTGTTAAGGCACTGTCTAAGTACGCTGATGAGCTATGGGATGTACCAACACAAAATATAACATCTGCTGATACCTCAATCAATCAGGCTAAACTTCCTGCTGGTTACGGCAAGCTGAAGAAGATGGAAGTGTTCAAGCCCGGTCAGCGTGTGGTAGATATTGGCGGGGGAAGATTTGACAATGCAGTTGACGACTTAGCCAAGCAAGATGTTGAGATACAAGTATATGATCCATTCAATCGCTCTCCAGAACACAATAAATCTGTTAAAGAATTGATTGCCGATGGCGGTGCAGATATTGCTGTATCCAACAATGTATTGAATGTAATTAAAGAGCCAGAAAACATTAAGCGCGTTGTTCAACAAGCCGAGAATGCAATTAAGCCCGGTGATAAAGCATATTTTACTGTTTGGAAGGGCAACGAAACAGGCATTGGAAGAATTACAAAAAAGAAGACAAATAAAGATGGGACGGTAGAACCAAAGTCTTATCAAAGAAACGAACCTATCAGTGCTTATGTATCTCGTGTAGAAGAAGTGTTTGGTGAAGGTAATGTCACTGTTAAAGGCGATCTCATTACTGCAACTAAAGATGCTACAAAGATGAATCGTGGTGGATTAATGTCACGCACATAAAAAACCCCTCATTGCGAGGGGCTTGTACGCTTTGCTGTGAGGGTGAGATCAGACAGCGGAGGGAAAACTACCGTAGTAGTCTCTCTCATATAGCTTATAGTTATACACTAATAATACTAAATGTCAATAGCGTATATCAATTAATCTATACTTAATCATAGTCCTTCTTTATAAAACATCTTAACCATTCTGGCACATGCATTACTTCGGACTATGTCATCTATACCAAACTCAGTAGCGTGAACTCTCATAGGCTTATGCTTATTGATAAGACCTAAGAAAGTTGTTATGCCACTTTGGCTTTTAAGATCTGTCTGCTTTGGGTCTCCCATCAAGCACAGCACACTATCCTCTCCTATCCTCGTGACAATAGCTTTGATCTCATCAAGGGTTAGCTGTTGACACTCATCTACTAATATAAATGAGTCATCAAAAGATCTACCTCTGATAGTTTCAAGTGCTTGTGTCTGTATGCGTCCCTTGTTTACTGAGTACTCATACAGACCACCGCCTAATGTCCACCGAAGCACATCCGTCATAGGCATAGTCCAAGGTGCAATCTTTTCTTCTAAGTCTCCGGGCAATGCGCCTAGAGATTTACCAGTTGAAACATTCGCTCGTGCGAGTACGATTCTTCTAATCTTTCCTTGTACTAGCCACTGTGCCGCTTTGACACAGCACGTGTAGGTCTTACCTGTTCCAGCAGGGCCAAGCACCACCATGATGTCATTCTTATCAAGCTGGTGATATAGCTCTGCTTGTTGTTGTGTTTTGGGTGCGTAGTCTATTTGCGGCTTGTGATTTATCTGAGTAGAAATAGATCTTACTTTTCCCATTATGCGGCTTGCCATCCCCAATCGTCACCGTCCATACCAGCAGCATTGTAATCTGTTACAACGCCCTCAAAGAAGTTTTTATGCGAGTCACCAGATATGATCCAATCAACCCACGGTAAAGGATTCTCTTTAACTTTGTAGTTACCTTTAAGACCAAGCTGAATCAGTCTCCGATCTGCAATGTACCTAATGTAAGTTTTAACTTCTTCCTTTGACAAGCCTTCCAGATTGCCCATTTCATACGCAAGATCAATAACTTTATCTTCCAGCGACACCGCATCTCTAACCATTTGGTAGATATCTGATTTAAATTCATCTGTAACAATCCTTGGATGTTCTTCACAAAATGTATGGAATAGTTTAGTCATGCCTTCACAGTGCATTGTCTCATCGCGGATAGACCATTCGACAATCTCACACATGCCTCTCATTTTACCATACCTCTGGTAGTTAAGAAGCATTATAAATGCACTGAACAAAGACATGCCCTCATTGATAACAGAACGTGCTACAGCCTTCGCTAAGCCACTCTGTGTGCCTACGTCTATGTCAGCCATGAATTCAATCTTATCGGCCATCTCAGAGTATTCTAGAAAGGCTGAGAACTCTTCTTCTGGTAAGCCTAGAGTGTCATTGAGTAGAGCGTAAGACCGCTGATGCACAAATTCCCGATTAGCAAAACTAGTCAGCATCGCACGTATTTCGTTATTCTTAAATTTTGGTATGTAGCATTCCAAGTAGTTTGTTCCAACTTGGACATCTGATTGTGTAAATAGTCTAAGGATTTGTGTGATATGATTTCTTTCGACATCAGTCAGCTTCCCATTATTCCACTGCGCTACATCATCCTGTAGTTTGCATTCCCACTCACCCCAATGCACCTTCTCATGGCTCACTGCTTTGTCTACTGCCCAAGGATACTGGAATGGCTTATAAGTCTTTGATTCTTCTAGCAATGGCACGGCATCACTCCATTTGTTATAGTGTAAAAAAAGCCCACCGAAGTGGGCAACAATAGGTAGTTATACTCATAGTGAAAATTATGTCAAGTCTTGTTTTTATTTAGTTGCACAGCTACAAATATTTTTTTTATCTAGCTGAGAACGTAACTCGTTAACCTGTTGACGCAGTTGAATAATTTCATTTGCGGCTTTTTGTGCCAACTCATCAGGTACTACTTTTGTCTTCCATCCATCGCCAGTATCTTCTACTAGCTCTAATGCTTCAGCCTCACGTAGTGATCCTAGTATGTCTTGTTCTTTAGTCATCGTATTACTCCTCTTGGAAGTTTCTTTTATAACATTTGTATGCACTATAGATGTAGGTACAAGCATCTCAACACCCGTATCTAAATCCATTAATGTAATTGTGCTACTCTTCATCCATGTCTTCATCATAACAGCCATGCATATGAGTAAAGAATTCATCTAACCCGAAATAACACATAGCACAGAACGCCACAGGTAGTACACCGATGTACCCGTCGATGCCTCCCTCAAGTCCTATATCAAACTCGCAGTGACAGACGGAGCATACTAGTTCATTGTAGCTCCTATCCTTATTAGCATCTGGATTTTCAATTGGTCCTATTGATACATTAAGATGTTTCTTTCGTGACATCAGCCTTGACAGGAGACACACTCATCCCCTTCTCCATCGCTTGCAAAATCTTTTAACGCATTGCGCTCAACCGATGATCCTACCTTATCAGCAGTTACCCCAGCATTAGTACGCAAGTAATACAGACCTTTGAGTCCATCCTTCCACGCTTGTATGTGTATCTTGTTCACATCCATTACGTCTGAACCGGAAGCAAAAAACAAATTCACCGATTGCCCTTGGCAGATAAACTCCTGTCTCTTAGCCGCATGTTCAACAACCCACGTTTGATCGAGTTCAAAGGCTGTCTTGAAAACTTCTCTTTCGTGAACTTTGAGGAACTCCAGATGCTGGACAGAGCCTTCCTCAGCAATGATGCTTTTCCACGTTGCCTTCGTATTTTCATCGTACTGCTCCAGTATTGACTCTAAGGCTTTGTTCTTAACCAGATGCGCTCCAGCACGTGTTCTGTGTGTATACGCATTCGACTTGATAGGTTCAATAGACGCTGAGCAGCCACAGAGGATAGACGAGTTAGCGTTTGGAGCAATCGCAAGTAGATGCGCATTACGCCTCCCTGTGCCCGCCATATCTGGAGCTTCACCTCTTTCCTTACCAAGCTCGTAGGTTGATTCAAGAGCATTTTTCTTGATATGTTTAAATATTTTATAGTTTTCACTAGTTGCTCTCCAAGACTCCCAAGCAATTCCTTTGTTTTGTAAGTAGCCGTGGAAGCCCATTGCTCCCAAGCCAATTGACCTTTCCATGTACGCACTGAACTTAGCCTTCTCTATTTCTTCTGGGGCATTACGAATAAAAAACTTGAGGACATTATCAAGTAATCTAACCAAGTCTTGAACCATCCTCGTGTCTTTCCACTCGTCATACTTTTCAATGTTGACGGAGGATAGGCAACAAACTGCCGTGCGCTCTGAAGATGTAGCGAGATGGATTTCATTGCACAGGTTGCTTCCTTTAATTGTAAGTCCAAGTGCTTTTTGTGAATCTGGTAACCCTCGTTGGGCTGTGTCAATAAAGTTGAGATAAGGACTTCCTGTTCTGAAACGAGCTTCAATTATTCGTTTCCACAAGTCTCTAGCTTGGATTGTAGATTTAACGGCTCCAGAATTTGGGCAACGTAATTCCCATTCTTTTCCATCATGTACTGCCTCCATAAAAGCATCTGTAATGTTAACTGCATTAAATAGATTATAACATTTACGATTCACATCACCACCAGTTGTGTCTTTGAATCTGACTAACTCCATGATCTCAGGATGAGACACATCGAGGTATGCCGCATATGATCCATTACGAGTCTTGCCCTGCTTGTAGGCTGTCATCTGAGAATCTACAACTTTCATAAAGGGTATTACCCCCGGAGCTATGTCACTTACAGGGCGTACAGCAGACCAGTGCCCGCCCACGCCACCTCCTTTAACAGATAGCCATGCGACTTCAGTATTGTGGGCAATGAGGGAATCCAAAGTGTCATCAATAAAAGTGAGAAAGCAACTGATAGGAAGACCTTTGACTTTATCTCCTTTTCTGGGAGCATTAGAAAGCAATGGACTAGCAAACATAAACCAACGCTTGCTAGCGTAGTCATAAATTCTTTGAGCAAAATCAATGTCCGCTTCACAGTATGCAATTGCCGCACGAGCGAATGCTTGTTGTGCATACAACTCATTGTCCAACATGTAATAATCTCTTAACAGCGCCATTGCCTGCTCAGACAATTCCTGTTCCCTATCTAGGTCGATACGTATACCCAGATAATCCACAATCTGTGTCATTAATCAAGTCCTTCAATTTCAATTGCAAATTTTGTGAGTGTTGCACCCGGAATTTCATAGACACATGAATCGAGTACTTCACCGATGATTTCTTTGAGGCCATCTTCCGTCCTTTGTCCCGGTGAAACTTCAGTTATATCCACATCAAACACTAAGTCAACCTTTACTTCAATTTCTTGTGACATTACCAGTGCTTTCCTTCTGTCTCTTCCATCATCTCAATCATTTTGTTGAGATACCAACGGGCTTTCTTAGCGTTTGTGAGAGGATCGCCCTTGTTCCAAAGGCGAGTGCTTAGATACTTTAAGACCTGCCAGTGGCAACCCCACATAGGAGCTAAGGGGTGGAAGAAACGCATGACATCACATATGTAATCAAAGGTTTCAATCAAACCAGAGTTGTAATGCTCTGGCTTATCTACCTCATCAAAAAATCTGTCATCTTCATCTTCAAGGACATCCTCAAATACATCGCCAACTGAGTTTAGTTTTTCTAGTGTTTCTTTCATTATGCACTCCCATGTGTTTTAGTATCAAAGTTTAATGTAATTACTTTTCCATCTGCACTACGAGTAAATACGTTAGGAGGTTTTTTCTCTTCTTCTAATTCAACTTCATAGATATCGTCTATCATATCTGGAAAGTGCTTAGTAAAGTAAGACTGTATATATTCTAAAAACTCAGGCTCTTCCTCCATCAACTGAAGAGAAGCTGCCATCATCCCACATACGCTACGTATTTGAAACAGATCTTCCTCTGAAAGATCATCTTGTAAATCTTCATGCATGTAAGCAGTGACGTTACCAGTCCACTTTCCATCTTTAAAATCTGGCTCAACGTGAACTCCAAATTTAGAATGTACAAACTCTTTATCTTTTTTCATTGTGTAGCTACCTTTTGATTTTCTTTAATGGAAAATTTATGAAATCACTAGGCATTTGCTTAGCAGGTTTCTTTTTCTCTTCTATCCAATCCTGTGGGACATCCTTGTCCGCGTACAGGAAGTTATATTTATCACACCACATTCCATATGTGGTCTTAGATCCCTTACGAATTTTAGATTTACTGCTAGTAAACACAAATCTAATATCAAGAGTAGGGTGTTGCCTTTGTATCTCCAAATGTTTCTTGCGATCTTCCGTAGTAAAACGGCCTTTAGTTTCAATCAATATTCCATTTGGTAATAAGAAGTCCGGTGTGTATGTCCGGTAGTTTAACTCCTCCCACTCTATCTTTAGACACTCATACTTGGCATTGCAACCACGTGCCTTTAAAGAGTCAAGAACTGTATGCTCTAGTCCAGAACGGTAGCCATATTTAAGCGCGTTTTTTCTTATCGAGCTTTTCTTGATACTCATCTGATATCTCTACGTAAGGAATAATAGGGGGTGATTTTGCTTGAGAGGGCAAAGAAGGAAGCTCCACAATAGTAGGCCAACAATCATGCCTAAACCTACACCATCCACATGCTTCTCCAAGTATTTTATTTCCAGTGGGGACTCTTCTGAATGTTTCCTCGACAGGTTTAAAACACCGTTCAAATACATTTTCCTCTAGTTTGTCGGCTTTTTCAGCAACCTCATCAATAATACTCGACTGTTCAACTTTCATATCCCAAGCGGAAATATACTTAAACTCACCATTAACTTTATTTAAAACCCACCATCCTCCGGGGTCTACACCTAACGCAGAAGCATACCCGGCTAACTGCCCGATGTAGCCAAACGCATCGTGATCCCTAAGAGTTTCGTAGTCTTTAAACTTATTATTATACGACCAAGGTGAAGCAGATTTAATATCGTCAACACGACCATCCATAACTAAGTCGTGTGTTCCATCAATCTTATGCTTGCCCGCTGTAAGAGTGGATTTATGCCCATCCTTGAACTCCACTCCAGCCTCTGTTAACACTCCTTTGAAAACAGCTTCTACAACATCACCAATCATCATGTTCATAAGGAAGTTAGCAGGCATATCGACACCGACTTCCGGTTTGTTTTTGTCATACCACAATTGGCAGTATGGCCTGCCTATGTTAGACATTCTCAAACCAAACTTTCTTT